AGGTCATATAACCGTAACAAAAATTGATATTAAAGATAATATTAAATTAACAACTGTCAAATATAGACAAATATCAAACCTAGAAGACCTTAAACGGGAATATAAAAAACGTATAGACAAGGGAGTATTACAGATTACAGAAACAGATATTTCCGATTGTTAATTTCCTGAAATTTTGGTTTGAATATAAGATTCATTATATTCAAATACATATTACGACTGGACTTTTAAAGCAAATTATATATAATATATGTATTAATTACAAATGCTATACTTAATAGAATAATGTCATATTTATTTTCAATAAAAACTACTCTATTCAATAGAAATATATCATATATAAAAAGTGTTATAAATAATACTATGAAAAAATACAGCATTTCTATAAATTAAAATAAAAAAGATAAAAAAATCATTTTTAAATATGTAGATTATAATAAATGCCAAAATTAAGATCTAGACGTAAGTCTTCAAAGAGAAAAAGTGTAAGGAGAAAAAGTGTAAGGAGAAAAAGTGTAAGGAGAAAATCAAAGTCCAAGAGAAAGACTTCAAAGAGAGTATCAAGAAAGAGATTATCAAAGCTAGAATGTTTAGATTTATTGAAGTCTAAGATAGGTATAAATATGAGAGAGTTTCCTAATAGAAAACAAGCAATAGCAGTGTCTTATAGTCAAGTAAAAAAATATCAACCAAGTTGTTCTAGATTTTTCAAATAGGTTATATAATTTAAATATACAGATAATCATATAAAAATGGAAAATTATGATAAAAAGCTTGAAAAGATGATTGAGGTGGTTACTAGATTAAATTTATGGGATTGGTTGAGGGACTTTAAACCAGATGAAAATAGTGGAAATATGTTTGGTAATAGTCCTGAAGTAGGCCTAATATATAGAGAAGTAGTAAAAGACGGTCATAGTGGTATCTCATTTTTATATTGTTTAATGGAAACCAGCTATATAGCAAAGATCGGGCTAGAAGAATATTATAAAGTTAAATAATTTAATTCTAATCTAAAGAATTAAATATATAAATATATAAGGCAATGTCAGCTTTAAAAAAGAGAAAATTAAGTGAGTCATTGAAAAAGGTAATAGCATCAGAACAGGAATGGAAATGTAAGTCATGTCAAGACACATTGCCACCATCATATCAAGTAGATCATATAATACCTCATTCAATAAGTCAAAATGATAATAAGGATAATTTAGTTGCTCTATGTGCTAACTGCCATTCAGTGAAAACGCAAACAGAGTTAAAACGTATAACTTCATTTAAAAAATTGAGGAAGTTTTCACCTGATTGTGATGTATGCTGGTTCTGCCTTCAGAGTTATCAAGATACTCATGTATGTAATTCAGTAGATAGGGATTCAGGTAATTACATATTGAGAGATATTGATCTTGTGCTAAAGAAGTATAAGGCTGCTGTGAATACATTTGATGAAATATGTAATAGGTATTCTTATATACCGGCAATAATGAAAGAGGAAGAAGGAATAGATGTAGCAAAGATGTGTTCTAAAATGACTAAAAAATTGAATGGAAACGAAGAAATAAGTAAAGATATAGAAAAGCTAGAGATAAATACAGAAAAAATATTAGAAATAAAGATAGACAATGATTGTATAACGGTTGGGTCATTTTTTACAAAACTTGATGAATCAACAAATCCTTCAAGTATAGCAGAAGCTGTTAAAATAGCGACTAATCCTAAACGTAATGCTAATTATGGTAAATATACTAGAGTAAAGATATTGTTAAATATAAACAGACAGGATTTGGAAGGATCCGAAGAGTGCGCCAACTATATTTTGGAATTATTACCAGGGTTGTTGGACCCGAAATTATTTAAGAATGTTGATGATGTTGATTATGAAATAGAGATATAAAAACTTCTTTTATATATAATATTTTAAAAATATATTATATATAAATAAAAAATATGGATACAAAAATCAAAAAGCTTCAAAAAAAGTCTGCGGTATCAAAAAAGTCTGTAGTTGAAAAGAAGAGACCAAAAGATCTTAAAACTACTGTTAAAGATATAGATCAAAAAGCTAAAAATAATGAGGAGATTAGATTATTTTTCGCTAGTATGAATTTAGACGAATATCCAAATGTAACTGGATTGGGTGAGTTAAAGGCTAAATTTCAATATTTCTTTAAGAGACTAGGGGATCTTAAAATAAGTCTTCAAAGACAATATATTACAGAGTTATTAGAGCAGGAGGATGTGGATGCTTTTGAATTTCTTGAAGAATTTTCAAATAGTAAAAATTTGAAAGCTGTTGAAGAAGAAAGAATAAAAGAAGATGAAACTGTCTGGCAAAGACGAGGCAAGTTAATAGCTGACTTTTTTTCTGAAAATTTTGTAGTTGAAGATGATTATGAGAATGTAGAAGAGATTATGAAGAGATTTCCATATACTCAAAGGAGATTTCTAAAGGAGTTTAATATAATGCCAAAGGATTTGAAGAAGAGATATATAAGGGAGTTCATAGATCAAAATGAAATGAATGCTGGAGAATATTTGGAAAAATTTACAAAAGAAAATATTGATGGGATAAGGTATTTTATTAGAGACGGTTATGCTATAAAAAAAGATATTAGAGAATTATCAGGGGAAGAAGATGGAGAAGAAAGAGGTGAAGAGGTAGAGGAAGAAGATGAAGTAGAAGTAGGAGAAGATGGAGAAGTTCAACTAGATGATGATTATGATGAAAAGCAAGAGGAGAAGGTGTATGTAGAGAAAGATGAAGATGAAATGGATAAGAGTAGTTGGTATGTAGGATATGAATATGATGTAAATGAGCCAGATGTTGATGTAATGCCTACTATTAAAGTAGAAGAGGAGGCTAGAAGATATTTTTTTAGAGATTTAAATGTAGATGATCTTGAAGATGAAAAGTTGTTAAAGGAGTTGGAAAAGTTTAAGTCTTCTGGGTCGGGAGATAGATTTAATTATATTAATATTTTACTAAATTCTTTAGGTGTTAAACAGGTTAGAAGATATATCAACCAGTTTTTAGAACAGGATAAGGGTTCAATGGATTTTTTTTATGATTTTGTTAGACCACAAGATGCGGAGAATCCGGATGAAGTAGAAAAGATAAAGAAATTTCTTCGTGAAATATATCCACTACTAACAAAGAAGAAGCCAAATAAGGCTGAATTATCAAGAATAGCTAATGAGTTTAAAGAAGATCCAGACGCACCTATATCACGTAAAAAGTATATGCATACATTGTTATCGTTTCCAGATAATATAATTGAAAAGTATATCCCTAATTACTTGAACCGAGACCGTAAGAGTGGTTTATCACCCTATAAGAGTTTATTACTTTTTACAAATAGACCAGAGATTCAAAAATTGAGGCTAACACGTGCTGATGATACAATAGGAACTATAGGACCTATTAAGATGGGTTGGGTTTTAGTAGAGGAGGAAAAGAAGAGTTTTCCTGGTTTAAATAAGGGTATGATTGTTGAGAAGAAGGTAAAAGTTGTTGAGAGAAGAGAGAGTCCAGAGAAAGGAGTGTATTATGTTGATGAAGATGGAGAAGAGGTAAATAAAAAACTTGTAAAATTTACAACATTGGAAGATGCTGATGGAAAGCCTGTCTTAGATGAGATGTATAAATATGATAAAAATGGCCGAATGATAAAGGAAGAAAAATTGAATAGGAAATACATCCAGGATCCAAGTATGTTTTGTGTGCTTGATTTTAAAAATGCTCCTTGGTTGGGAAAGAGAGTGAAGAATATGTGGATAGTTTCGGATTCCGATTTGTATGTAGTGAAAGAGTATTCAAAGGAGTTTGGAGGAGTTAAATGGTATAGACCAGCTGCTAAAATGTTTGCTCTATTATGTAGTAGTGCGGCAAGAAAGCAAATTGGTAATGTATTAAAGATAGGAGATGTGTCATTTGAGATAGGATATGAATATGATATTGATACTGGTGCTGCAGGCGGAACAGATTTGGATATACAAGATGAGGAAAAGTTTAAAGATTTAAAAGAGTATTTTTTGAAAAAGAGTGAGAGTAAGAGAAAAAATATAGAGAACTTATTATCCCAAAAGGTAGACGATCGTTCTAAAGAAATTGGAGAGAAATTTTTAAGTGAAACTTTTAAGTTTGTAAATCGTGATGAGCTAGATTATATAAAAAATGTATCAAATTATATACTTGAAAAGAGTAATACAATAGGAGAGTATTTTAAGGAGATAGCAGATATACTTGTATATTTTAATAAGTGGATAGTGCAACAGGATAATAGTGTATTTATAACACAGTTTAAAGATGGTCATTATACTGCAAAAGCATTGGTAGATTTACCTGAGTCAATGAAGATGCCAACAGTGCTTAATAATGATCTATTTGATGATGGAAATCATATGAAGCAGAATGTGGTGTTATCGTTAAGGCATTTAAAAGGTGGTATTTTAGATAGATTATCAAATACATTATATAATTATTATTCGGATTTTTCTAAAGGTGATCTTACTATACCAGAAGATTTAACAATCTTTAATTTTGAAGAGTTATCACAGGAAGAAAAGAGAAATATATGTGAAAATAAGCATATATTTGAAGGATATTCTAACGAAGAATTTACAGTATATGAAGAAGATGGTAAATATTATTGTTTTCCAATAAGATTTTTATTAGAGAGATTTCCTCTAGATAAAATTAACCCTGAAACTAAAAAGCCATTTAATGAAATTTTTGTAAATAAGATTATGGCTATGATACCAGCGGCTGGTGGGGGAGTAGATGTTGATGAAGATATAGATGCGCAAAGAGTAGATGAAAGACAGGAACTTGTCGCGCCTGATTTATTAAAGATTCTTATAGATAGTGTAAAGAGACTAGATAAACAATTACAAGAAAAGATTCCTAAAAATGCTTTTGGTGGTGAAGATGACGACGATGACGACGATGACGACGATGATGACGATGATGACGATGATGACGATGATGACGATGAAGATGATGAAGATGATGAAGATGATGATGACGATGAAGACGATAAGAAGCAAGTAAAAGAACCTACGGATGTTAAAGAGGAGGCTAGTTCCGCATCTTTTTCATTTCCAGCAGATAAATTGTCTTGTGCTAATTGCGGGGAAGACATTAAAGATAAGACTATTCAAACTTATGTTCCAGTTGAGGGAAATCTTAAAGAGTCTTCTAAAATTTATTTTTGTAAGTATGATTGTTTAGAAAAGAAGGACTTGCCAAAAATTAAGAAGAGTAAATAAAAATTTATATAGTATTTGTCTATATAAATTTACACATTAGTAATATCATTTTCGTCAGAAATACTTCTTGATCTTTTTCTTATGTAGCATTTAGTAGAACAATATAGAATAGAAAAAAATGCTGCGACACCAGCAAAAAATATTGGTATTTCTTCATACATTATTTATATGATATAAATAATTATTTTTTTAAATATTTAAAATTTAGGTAAGTAGCCAGTAGAACTTTGTAGTGTAGTTGCGGCACACTTACTGAAAAACATGCTAAATAGGGCATAAGGAACTGTAAATAACATAGCCATTGTTACGTGCATTATTCTTTCTGGTCCTGGTGAGGTGCATTTAAGGGCGATATTAATAGAATATAATAAGATAAGAAATTCTAAACATAAGAATAATATAGCAATAGCCAAAAAAAACAATTCAAAACCTGAATTTATTCCAGCGCTTACTGGGTCAGCGTAATGTTTTGACTTACCAATATGTTTATATGTATCAGATCTTTTTTTTGAAAGCTGATATTTTTCCATTTGGTTTTTCAATATTGTAGAAGAAATCAACATTTTTATATTAAATCAAGAGATTAAAAAGAAATTAATTTTGTTGTTTTTATAATATTTTGTATATAAAAAATATAGTTTAAATATAAGTATATTTACTTTAAAATGGAATTAAAACTAGAAAAGTATTCATATGTGGAACTTAAAGAATTGGCGGGAAAAATGGAGTTACAAATAAAGAAGACAAAGAAGGAGATGATGGATGATATATTAGATGCTTTTAATCAGTATGAAAAGTATAAGACTAAAAAGTTTGATAAATATAAGAGGATAAAAAAGTTAGGAGATAAGGGTAAGGATGGGTTAGTATATTTAGTAGAGTGTGATAATAAAGAGTATGCTATGAAGACTTTTAGAGAAAATAGATCGTCAGCGCTTATAAAGAAGGAGGCTGAGTTACAGAAGAAAGCGGCAGAGGTTGGAATATCACCTGGAGTAATTGCGGTGAATACAGTTTTTAATTATATAGTTATGGAGTTAATGGATAAAAATTTATTGGATATAATGAAGAAGCAGAATAAAATGTTAAAAAAGAATCAGCAGATACAGTTGATACGTATTTTTAAAAAGTTGGATGAGATAGGAGTATTTCATTCCGATCCAAATCCTCTTAATTTTATGGTAAAAAATCGTAAGATGTATGTAATTGATTTTGGGTTTGCGACTAGTATAGATACAAATGTGATAAAAAAGTATGGAAAGACACCTAATCTTTCATTGATGACATTGGGATTTATTTTAAAATTAAAGGATCTTGGATGTCCTAGGGAGTCATATCAGTATATGATGGAATTTTTAGATAAGGGTAAGTTGGCTGAGTTTGGTATTATTTGATAAAAAATGTCAATATAAATATAGTTAAAATTTTATTGGTATAATTATAGTGAATAAATGTAAAGTTGTGTATTTTTTATTATTAGAAAAAATAAAATGATTTTAAAGACTAGAGGTTTTATAATAAAACAAAATAATATGTCCCTGCGAAATATAAATGAATATGTAACGAAGTTTATTGCTGGAAAGCCTGAACTTGTTGAGGCTTGGCAAGATGCTGTAAATCAAGAGTCTCTAAAGAAGATGGTAAGTGGTGGGGGTCGTAAAGAACGTGTTAGTAAAGATAAGGATAAGCCTCGTAAGATGTCGGCATATCTGTATTTTTGTAAGGAAAATAGAGAGAGTGTGAAGAAGAGTTTGGGAGATTCAGCAAAGAATACCGAAATTACTACAGAGCTTGGAAAGCGTTGGAATGATATCAAGAGTGATGCTTCAAAGGTTAAGAAGTATAATGATTTAGCTGAAAAGGATGCCGAGTCTTTTAAGGAAAAGATGAAGGATTATAAGCCTTCATCGGAACCTGTAAAGGCTAAACGTGAAAAGAAAGAAAAGAAGGAGCCATCTACTAGAGGAAAGAGTTCTTACTTGTTTTTCTGTGCTGATAATCGTGATAAGGTTAAGGCAGATTTGGGTGATGCTGCTACACCTACAGCAGTTACTACAGAACTTGGAAAGCGTTGGAATGTTCTAAAGGAAGATACAAGCAAGGAAGCAAAGGCAATGATTGCGAGTTATACGGCAAAAGCTGAAGCTTCAAAGCAAGAAAAGAAGCAAGTAAAACCAGAGAAGGAGGTAAAGCAAGAAAAGAAGGAGGTAAAGCAACAGAAGAAGGATGTTGTTATAGATGAAGAAGTTTTAGAGGATGAAGATGAGGAAACTGAGACAAAGAAGGTTGCTGTTCCAAAGGCTAAGGCAGCCCCAAAGGAGAAGGCAAAGAAGGCAAAGTAATTATTTAATTAGAGTAATCTATATTTTTATAAAATATAGATACATAATTTATTTTATTCGTAAAAGTTGAATGCTGAAGCGGGAGTTGGTTTTCTGCTTAAGAGTAACCCAATCACTGAAATAGCACCTAAAGCTGTTAAAACACTTGCTATTATTATAGAATTGTTTTTATGAGATAATAAGAACTCCTCAACTGGAGTCTTTTGTAATCCAGATGGTAATTTATCTTGTGCGAGAGTGGCAACTAATACGGAAACACCTAGTAATAAGCAAACAGTTGCTAAACCAGCTGATAAGTATCTACGTGTGTTTCCACCTAATACTAAACCTATAGCAGAAAGAACACCAAGAGCTACTGAAATACCTCCAACAGCTAGAGAAATATTTTTATGAGCTGTTAAGAGATCTACGAGTTTTTTGTTATTTAAGCCAGCTGGTAGTTTATCTTGCTGAACAGTGGCAACTAATACCCAACTACCTAGTGCTAATAACCCGATTGTTAATAACGCTGTTATTATCATATGCATTTTTTATTATAATAAAGATTTTAAATAATTTTAAGATTTTAAAGTTAATAAAAATAATGCTATCATAATTAATAATATACTTATAATTATAATGCTATCTATTTTCTCGTGAAAAAATATTATACCTATAAATATAACAAAAAGTATAGTTAAAGCTTTTATAATAGGAAAAGTTATAGATACATTTGAAGATTTGAATACATAAATAAATGATATTATAGTTATACCATAAATAAATAGAGCTAATATAGGAAGATATAACTCACTAGGTTTAGATGATACATAATATTTAATAACTAGAGGAGCAATAGCGCCAGATAATCCAGCTAATAATATCCATAATAATAAAGATATATTAAATGTTTTTGAAGTAGATGATTGGGCTTTAAGAGTTTGAATGGCTTTTTTACCAAAAGCCATTTCTGGAAACCATGTCATTTTTATAATAAATAAAGTTTATTATAAAAATTATAAACAATTTTTGCAAGTATTTTTCCACTCTTTAGGAATTTTTATTTGTTTATGTTGAGATAAAATATTATACATTTCATTTGAAGGTATAAGAGCTAAACATTTTTCACAAGTTGTAAATTGAATAATTGGTCTTACAATACAGCCAATAGTTGTAAGAGTTTCGCAAAAAAGATTATCAATATTATCTTGTATTACTTCAACAAGAACTATTTTTTTTGGTGTAGTATTTATTTTTTTACATAGATTATGCCAGTTTTGTGTTAAATGAGGATAATCAGTTGAATAATTAGTGTGCGTTGATTTAACCCAATCTGGTTTAATCTCTTTTATTAATTTGAGTATATCTCCAAGATCCATTTCTTCATCTTGTCTTCTCAGTGAAACGAGTGATTGTGTTATATATTCAATTTGTTGATCGGTTTTTTGTTCGCTAGCCATTTTTTAATGTAAAAATAAGGCTTTAAATTTATATATAAAAATAAAATGATTTTTTTATATAATATTAATTAAATAGAAGATTAGTATGCAGTCGCTTGAGGAACAATGTTTGTTGAATTTGGCAGTTTCTATTTATAATATGCCTGAACTTATGAAGGAAAAATTGACCAATGTATATGAGAGTGAGCTTAAAAAGAAGGCAGATGAAGAGGCACGTATAGAGGCCGAAATCAATCTTAAAAAGATTCTTACGGGTCATTTGAATAATGTAGCTTATATGGTAACGAGAATTTTTGATGATATGATAAAGTGTATGAAAGATAATAATAGGCCTAGATTGGATTATTATTTGATGTTTCCAAAGGCGGATCCAAACTCTGTTGATATTGCTTATAAAAATGCTGAATCAATGTTTGATGATTATAGTAATCAAATAGTGATTGGATCTATAGAGCTAAATAGATACGGAAATATTAGTGATGAAACCGATAGTGAAGAAGAAGTTGAACGTCAATACTATGGTTTTAATATTTATGATGATTATGGTGAAGATTATAATTCCGGTAATTACTATAATTGATTTTTAAATAAGAAATTAAATAAAAATAAAAATAATTTTTTATTTTTATCTAGATTATAATAAAATTATAAAATGTCCTCATTATCATTAGAAGCCAGTATTCGTACATGCAAGGTAGACACAGGATGGGCCAATAAAATGGAGTCGGATCGTTTTTTGAACCCTAATCTTATGGTTTGCCCTGTATGGAATGGAATGGATACTGCTGGGAGACAAGTAGCACCAGATTCTTTCTGGACAAAAAGAGCAGGTTGCAACAGTGCAGAAGATCGCGTTGTTGTAGAAAACGCTCAAAGACCTCAATACATGGAATACATTACTCTTGATGCTATGGGTTTCCAAGGCGATATATACAAATACGATCAAAATTTCCAAGACTCTATGGTCCGCACCAAGAGTTTAGCCGGAAATTCCCAATACACAGGTCAATTTGGTATGCAATCCAGTCTTGGTGCCAATGTAATTCCTGGTTGTGCAGCATCTCGTGGAGATTCTTACGCTCAGGCTATGAATCAACAATACAAACGCCAAGGTCAATCCATGCAAAATGGAATGGAAGGATATATGCGTCGTCAGGCAAGCGGATTTTAAATTTGATATTATATTTAAAATAAATATAATATTTAACTATTTATACTGAATAAGTAATTTTAACTATAACTGTTCCTCCTGTTATAGCACCAGATGGTGTGAATGTAATACCAGAATTTGCGATAACAGCTACACCTGGTGTAGCACCTGCAGATGCCATTGCTGCAGGAGCTGCTTGACATACAACACCTCCTCCTTGATTTATAGAAATTGTTGTACCTGTATTAACCAAGTCTGTTGCGCCAGAAGGAACTGAACCGAAAGCTTGTTGTCCAACATTAACAGTCAATGGTCCTGATAGGTCAACTGCTCCACTTTCAACGGAAACTCTTGTAATATAAGCACCAGCTGGTAGAACAAGATTTCCTGTGGCATAAGCGGTTCCGGTGTTGTTAGCTAAATTAGGAGCATTATTAAGCCAGCATGAACCGGAGGAATAGCCTGATGGTAAATAACCAATGACTTGTCCTGGTAAAGCAAGTTGTGCCACCGAAAGTTTTCCAACAGTTAACTCGTCTATAGGAGCAGCGACATTAACTACGCGTGTAAAAGTCTGATTTCCAGAATTGTTACTTGACATTTT